CAGCCTCTATGAACGAAACAGCATTGAAATTATTAACTGCAACGAACGGTCCCTCGTGCGGGACCGCCGGCGGCTGGCCGAAAGTGGTGATGGGGCGTTCAAATTGAAGTTGAAGATGAACTGGATTAGTCCCCAGTGAAGGGACATCCACCTGATACCCTGTCCAAGAACCAGATGGTAAACGCTTTACGCGAGCGTATTGTTGTCCGCCTCCGGCTTTGAAAACCCCTTCCCCAAACCCCACGGAACTCGTTACTTTTTGCTGCCATTGTATCCATCCATTCGACTTAAACGAAGAAGACATAACGGCAGAAAACGTATCTGGAAGGTGAACAGTATCGTCAAAGTGCTTATCAGAAAGACGTTGCGTTCCTCGAAATAATACCATTCGCGGACCGGACTGGATATGAGGTATCAAAGCCCCGAAATAAACATCACTGTCTTTCGCATTAATGCCCTGATAGAAATATTTGACAGACCCAGAATATGTCGCAGTAGAACCCTTTGTCTTTGATCCCGATAAAACTCTTTCAGTGGTACCCATTAGAACTTCCTTATATCACCGACAAGCTGTCTTAATAATAATTGGCCCTTTAAATTCCGACGAGTACTCTCTCCAAGATAAACGTCACCGGATCCATATACAATCTTTCCTCGCTCCAAGGCGTGTGGCTCGATAATAAAATTAAACCCAAGATAATTTGTCTTGCGAGGGATCAAGTCTTCAATGACGTCGTTAAACGCATTGTCTAGCCACCGAAATAAATCAAAAAATTGCTTGTAGTTAACCGCACCCGTGAGGCGGTTGAAATAAACCTCTCGTAAATCTGATAAACCTGGATACTCTTCTGCGAACATCATCTCAGGGGCGCCTATAATATTATCAAGAGAATTTAGCGTAGCAAAAATCTTCATGATATCTTCATCAAGAGCCTGCATAACTGAAAACTCAATCGCAAAGCGAGAATCATCGACAGGTTCAGCAGATTTAGGGATCTCATAAATCGGAGCCGGGAGACCTCCAATCTCAAAAAGATTTTTCCCTTGGGTGAACCCTTGCACTCTGACCTTGTTCGCATCTGATGGCTGGTCATATCGAGGAGATATAATACTGAAATCGTATCTTTCTGGTTTCATTGCACGCTTCAACGGGTCAAATCCTGAAAGCGTTGCGCCGGGAGTGAAGTTCTGGGAGAAATCAGTAATATCCAGACCTCCCGTAGCCGAGCTCATTGTAATAGGTTGATCTGTTGAAATATCAAGCCTTAACTTTTCAAAAGAACCGGTCACGTCTGGGGTGAACCCAAAGTTCTTAAGTGGGTCAACAACTCCCAGCGATAAGAAGTTAACAGCATGTTCTTTCGTCTCAGAAGTGGTGAGAGCCTTCGACCAAAACCGGCCGTGTCCGAAAAGTCCGTCGAAATATGTGTATCTTGCTTCGTCACTTGTAACCGCTGTTTTATTATTCAAAAAATTCAAACTTGATGTTGTACCCATAGACTGTGAACCTATTACAACAAAAGACCCGCTAGCATTAACGGTACTAACCCCATCAGATTTCTTTTGGAAAATATTGTTCCCAGCAGTCGACGACTCAGCAAAGTATGAAGAAGTTGTTTGATACTTCAACAGCTGACCGAACTCTTGCTTCGCCAATTTAATGAAGTAGCTGGAAGAAATATAAGACCCCGCTTCCCGGGATTCGGTTCTTCCGCACTGGATGTAGTATCTATCACCGTCGAATATGTTTGCACCCGTCAAGGGTAGCGTCAACAATGGGGCGCCTGCGCCCATTCCAGCTCTACAATATAGTGTAAGGTTTCCAGTGTTCGTAACGCTGTTTATCTTTTCTGCGACCAAATTTACGATTAACGCCTCTTGGTTACCGTGCTTTGCGTAATCAGATGATGTAGCATGCAGACGAAAAAGACTCTGGGGGCGACCAGACTGTAGCACTACGGGCCAACGATAACGTCCTTCCCACGTCCATGAACCGGAGGTTAAAAGACCATCATTCGGATCGTTAGATATTCCGTGGGGAGTGTATATTGTTTTATCAACAAATGTACCAGCAATGTAGGGTTTTCCCACTTCTATTCGTGAAGCAGTTAAAAAGTTACCAACGAGTGCAGGCATCGTAGAATGTCTACCCTGAGGATTTAACGTGCCAGTACCTGCAGCGTTACTCCCGGAGAAATCAAGCATTGTTGATATCTCTGTGATCGGTTGTCGAGATAACCCTAGTCGGGCACGATTAACACCGCCGTACTCAATAAACCGAAACATTCGATCTGGGTCTATTCCAGATGCTCTAAAAACAGTTTTTATGGAGTGCACTGTTCCCTTTGAAGAAATAATCTCACGAACATTTTTAAGAATTCTTCTCCAAATCATCGACTGAACTTTCAGCAAGCCCTGGCTCGTGGGAGCTGTTCCTAAAACATTCACGCCACTGAAGAGTTGTTCTTCGTCTGCGTTGGTGAACAAATTGGGAAGCGAGAAACCATAATACTCAGCAAGGAATGGTAAGAATGTGTCAGCGACATATCCTTCTTCTTCATAATCAACGAAGATCAGCTCACTCACCTGATCGAGCATCATCTTTAACATATCAAATTCTCTTGCCCACATGAATAAAAGAGATGAAATGATCTGTGGTTGCCCGAAGCGAGCGCCGCCGGGTGCTGAATAAGCTGCTCCGACAGTCTTTACCCCATCCAAAAGTGATCCATCTGGATTGTCAGATATACTTCCCAGCTGAGCAGCAACAGACAAATAATGCTCAGGGATTAATTTCGTTATGAGATTAGGGTTATTCATATCATATTGAGATGCAGACCCTAAGAGCAACGTATTCAAAGCAAGAAGATCGGTATTTGACGGAAACAACGTAGGATGAAAAACGACCTTCTCATAATTGATAGGATTAGCATACGGAAGATTAGAGCGAATTCGAGTATCCCAATTCGTGATATTGGAATGTAGACTCATTCCACTGTGATCTAAAACAACACTATTGTTCGTATAGGAACCGGTTGCCTCGTTAAACCTAAATGATAATTTAAGGCCTGGGTGGGCAAACAAGGTTCGATGTGCTTCTTTGTCAATTCCCTCTAGCGTTCTGGCGCCTGAAAATACACTGAATCGCTTTACCGAGCCACTGAATGTTTGGGCGGGGGTGAACTTTAAGAGACCATTATTCAGCGCAGACCCTGATCCTATGACCAGCGGCGCGCCATTTGTGGTAATGTTCCTGAAACTATATCTGGTTGATTTTGCGACTGTTGTAGAGCCGCTAATTATTCTAACGTTCTTTTGGTCTGGGGTATTCGTCCAAAGAAAATTTAGTTCAGTAAATTTTCCCTTCGTGAGGTCGTAGCTGGCAGAAACATGTTGACTTCCGCTGAACACAGTAAACACTAGCGGAGCAGTTGTAAGGGAAGCCGTTTGCTTAATATAGGCGGCGTAGCCTACGGATCCAGATGCATGATAGAAAACAAACTGATTATTATTCCCCTCTGCCGGAATCCCAACCCATGATTCAACAGAGAATGATTCATTCTTTGGATCCAATATCGTTATACCCGTCTTTACTCGCGATAGAGAAGGAAATAAGGTTCCTGCTCTATCAGTGACTGAAATATACTGACTGCTTGTTAGTGTTAAGTATCCAGTATACGTTGGCCAGCGATCCAAGACAAACCTTTCATATCCGCTTAGCGTGTCGAGCCAATCTTCATATTCTCTTCGGGAGCCATCAAACGGGAACCCATTGATGACTTTTTCAAACGCAATGTTTACGTTAGATTCAGCAGAAGAAAAGAAAGTATGGTTTACAAAGTTGTTGTAATTAACGGGGATCTGCTGCGATGACTTAAGACCGGTCCCAGCAGGATCATATCTGAATGAAGATGAAGAAGCTCCGGCTCCAGATCCAGATAGGAGCGCCGCCGACTGATTCTTCAGCAACCCGGTAGATTGAGAATATCTCTTTACAACACGTGGTGTAAAAAGTCGTTGCTTCTGAAATACTCTCTTAGTCTTTCTAGCCATTAAGAAATAACCCTAAATGAAACTGCTGGAAGCGGAATCATTCGCTCGGTGCCTCGATCAATTACCAAAAGGTCAACAGTCATCTGCTTATTTTTGGGTAGTCCGTTTGTCTTAAATTCAACAAACATCCCATCACCGTCTGTGGAAACCCGGGTCGAGCCGGTCTTCTTGTCAAACGGGACCACAACAGCATTCGTATCTTCACTCCTGATTCGATAATACGCTTTATCAAATACAAGCGTTTCTGCTTCGCGCGGGAGTTTATACGCCTTTAATTTCGCGTTCGCGTCGAGGTCTTCAATAAACAACCTAATCGATATTTTAGAGCCGACCCTATACTCTGCTTTGCTTCCAAGGGCAGACACTAAAATGCTTCTATTTGCGAATGCAGACGGTGATACCGAAGATTTTCTAATCTTCACACTCCCAGTGTAGTAACCGACTGTTTTGTCCATCGACGACCAGATTTCTTTTAGAGTTAATTCATCCTCGCTCTTTAGGGTATTAAAAAATGTGGAGCTGAATTGGTTCAGTAAGAATGACGCAGAATAAATCCCCTTGATCCCTGGCGTTCCTCGAGATGTTGAGGTCGAAGATGTTAATTGCGAAGCCGTTACGTAGATGCTTGTCTCAAGTGTCGGGTGTCCGGATGAGCTTACAAACCTAAGCAACATGCAATTCTGGCCACGGAGCTCAGTAAGAGCGGCGCCGCTTACAAAATTTGTTTGTGAACCACCAATCGTGTTTTTTAAGAAGAATGATGCCGATGAATTAAAAACCAGGTCTTTATGGGCATCATCGATTGAATCATCCCAGGTCGCTATTAAGCGTGGTCTTACTAACACATCACGCACATGTCGAGATGCAAAACGTTTTGCAAATCTTGTCTTTTGATCTGACTCATAAGATCCGCTGAACGATATTCTAAAACCATGATTCGAAAGATCACCTGCCATTGTTGATGAAACAACTTTCGTGACGTCAACAATCAGCGGGCCGGGTCCTTCTTCAAAATATTGCGTCGCCCCAAAATCGATAACTGAGGAACCTACTGTCCCGTATGTTATATAGTCAAGCGACGTCCCGCCCTTTCGACCACCAGCTCCAGAACCAGATAGGTTCCAGGTAACAGCCGTACCGGAAGAGTATGAAGAGGTAAGAAAGTTGGCGACATCGATATCACCGAATGTTGCAACATCTTTTCCCACACCCTCGTTGAATGACTGAGATAAAGGATACGCAACAACGTAAAAGTCTCGTGGCGTTGGGGCGCCGACTATCATTTCTTGCAGCTCAAGTTTAACCTTGAAAGAACCGTGATTGATATTCAAGAGACTGCCAGTCAAGTCGTGTAAAGCCGAATAATCGAACTTAATTAACAACCTTGAAATCTCATCTATCGATCCGGTAACTCTCTCACGATTGGTATCCGAACCAGAAAGATATGTCGATTCATTATAGAGCTTAAATAAGTCCAGTGTTGCGGCGCGACCAACATTTGCATCTTCAGCCTTAAAAGAATTTTTGATTATCTTATTTGTGATATAAGTGTCAGCACTAGCGGTTATGATATAAAACATTCTGTTACCTCACTGATGCGACAATATCGCTATCGGGATATTTCATTTCAAACATTCCGCCGGCAGGTGGAATCACCATCTCCTGGTACGTGTTCGCGTCCATGTTGAAGGATACGTCACTATAGACTCTCTCATCGTGAGTTCCGTAAATGTTCGCCATCTTGACATTCACCAAAGATATTACTCCCTCAGAATTCAACAGCACGTTTATTATATCAGAATATGCTATCGGCATGTCGATTTGAAAATTTTCTGTCTTTAAGACGTTTTGTAGATTACGAATGCACGTTTGGGCAACTTTTGTCTTACTTGACGATGGGTGAGCAACAACCTCGAACGTTAGACCAAAATTAACGATCTGGCAATCTAAAATATCGTAAGCATCGCTCACAGCACGAAACTCGTTCAAATAATTTCGCATATTTTTCTTTAGCGTATCGGATGACATTGTAAGCTTTTTGTCTTTATCAAGCGAAATAATAAAGATCTGAGAAGCTAGAGAGTTAATGGGATTATCTCGAAGGCCGACTCGGTACACTCTACCAAACCTATTCGGTAGTGTATAGATTCTGGAAACCAAGTCTTCCTTGGTGATGATTCGTCCCTGAGCTTTTCTTGCTGCTGGAATCTGGGTTCTTAATTCTTCAAGAGTCGGAGCGTTTGCGCCGTCTGTAGCGGGTGACGGATTAGAAACATCGATGGTACCACGAACAGCAGAAGCAGCTGTGGAGTCCGCGGTCGTCTTAAATTCCATATATAAAAGGTCTACGCTTCTAATCGTAGCCGCTCCTACGTTGTGCTTTAACCCACCACCGAACTGGTATGTGATAGTAAGTGTGGTATTACGAGGGGCGACACCCAGCGTTTGAGTGTTTAGCAGAGAATTCGGATCAATAGTAAATCGACTAAACACCTTCTTACCGTATAAGGGTAGTGCTAATTCAGAAGGGTCCGGAATAATATCATTATCTAGCGTGTCTGCATCTCCAGACCCAAAACGAATTGTTGTTAACTTTGTTGAGTAATTGTAGGTCCTTACGTACCGATACGGCGCTGGAATGACTTCCAGAAAAGACTTAACCTCATCCGCATCTTCAGTCACGTTTTCAGTCGCTCTAAAAACCGTATCTTGTGCTAGCGATTCAACCTCGTAATAGTAGTTGCCATCAGTGTCTTTCACCTCAAAAACTTCGGTTACATTTTCATCCGCAAGTGAAACAGTCCGAAACGGTTTACGAATATTCGGTATGCTTATTCTAACTTCTTTTCTAGTTCCAGACTGGCAGATTCCGTTTCGAGTCAGAACAAACGACGTTGGGCTACCATCATCGTCGGTCTCAACAACTACATAATCATACAAATAATTACCGTCGAGATCCTGTTCGGCGAAGTCTAAATCCTCTAATAAAGAAAACGGAACACCATTATTCGATGATACACGTGTTGATGCGAGAATCTTTGGGAGCAAACTGGGCGTTGGAACAATTTCGCCAGTAATCGTTTCAGCTGGAACCTCGATATAAAAAGTCACCTCGCAAATCGACGGTGCAGCGCCACGCACTCGAACTCCGGCATTCCTTAAATGCTTTTGAATATTTCTGGTTTCTAAAGCAGTGGACCAATTCAACTCGTTAAACTGGTGGTCTAAATAAAACGACATCGTGTCGCCGACAAAAGAAGCCATGTCCAAAAGCAAACCACCCAGACTTGCTTCAGAGAAATCTTGAATTTTATCCGGGAAGTATAGCCGAGCATGAGCTAACAAGTCGGCGCGAAAAGACTCAAAATCTTTCGCAAGATAATTTCGCTGACTAACTTTCTTTAATTGCTTCTGTATATTAATTGCCATTTATGCTACCCTGCTGAGAAGATTATCACTTCTACCCCTTTATTCTGTACACCGAGTCTTGGGATATCATAACTCAGTCTTACGCCGACCTTTGCGACATCCTGATTTGCGAAGTGATCAACAATGGGCTGAAACTTCTGCGGAACTACATACGGCATATACTTGGCAATCGCCTTGTTAATTCTTTTGATCGCCTCCTGCTGCCCGGGTTCTCCCTGCAGCTCGAAAGCTAACTCCATTAAATTAGCACCAAAATCTGGAAGGCCTAACCTTTCACCATGATTCGTCAGAATAAGATTGACGAGGTTATCATGAATTGCATCCTTAATGCTTGTATGGATTGAGATAAATTCTGGGCCCAAGTCGTCAAACGAAACGGGCGTCTTAATACCAATCTGGCGACCCACTCGAGGTGCAGACTGAATCTGCTGCATCTCGGATAATTGAACACCTGATGATTTAAAGCTATAAGCTTTTGCGTCTTGTTTTCTTATTACTGCCATGTTGCACCCTGTGATAAGTATTTGTTGCCGGAAAATACTATTAGATAAGTATTCTCATCCAGATTATCTTATGCTAATCGTTATGGTTGGTGTTATGGTCGTGGCATCAATGCTAGATTTTACGTCAAGTACACCGGTTTGTGCCGCCGCGGAGCCAGCAACACTAACCGCCAGAAGGGCGGCGTCTGTGGGAGCTGCTATCTCATACTCAATATCAAACTCAAGCTGATTAATAAACCCG